TTAACAAAAGAATATAATTCCTTATACCTCTTCATGGCTAATCTAATATCCTTAGTACTTAACCCAGTATAATTTCTCATACTTTCTAAAACTGAGTTTTTATTGAATTTAGTACCACCAGCCATTAAGTCTAATGTATTTTCCCAGTCTTTTAATATGTCAATTAACGCTAAACCTACTTTTTCTTCGTTTTCACTTATTTTTTTCTTACCAACAACACTATCACCCTTTAGTTCATTTTCAATACTATTAATCAATTTATTGATAAATTTTTTTATTGTAAATGAACCATCGTCCAATTCATATTGGAATTCTGAATCTTCTTCCAGGTATGGGGATACGTCTTCATACGAAGACACTTGTTTAATTTTTTTTCTCATCGTTGATGAGTAACCCTAAAATATAATTTTTACATATGGTTCCGTAATAAGAATAGGCTTTCTTACCTTTAGAATTTTCAAATTTATGAGCTTTTGTCATTAGGAAAGAAAGGGTGTCTGTATGTAAGTGTTCAAACGACTCACCCTTTCTATATAATTTATACTTCCTAATTATTGATTCAATCATTTTGTTTAGTGGTTCTCTTAACCACTCATTGTAGATTGCATTCCTTTCTAATTCATCCTCTGTATTTAAATAATTTAAAACGGCTTCTTCTTGTTCGGGACCAAAATAAAGTGCGTTCTTTCTTTTTCGTCCTCTTTTATTAGCCATTTTGAATTAATTTACTTCTTCTGCTTTATAAGTTATATCCCTTTCGTTATCGAAATAATACTCCTTTTTAGCTTGACTTAACCACCAGTTAGCTTCAACTGGGTCCATTTCATTCTTATAGTTGTTGAATAATGAACCTTCTCTTTGGTTTAAGTGTTTGTACCCGAATCTTGGGATTACCATAACCTTAGCGTCCTTAAATGTCATTCTAAGTAAGAATTCATAAATGAAAGTTAACTTGATGTTTGATTTAAAACCACCAAAGTCTTCAAAAATTTCTTTCTTCATAGTAATACCATCAATATTGAAGTTTTGGAATGAAAGTAATGCGTTATTATCTAATAAACCTAGTTCATCTGAGAAACTGTTCGCCCATACTGCTTCATTAGTAAGTCCCATGAAACCATTGTCAACAGCGTTAACATCAACAATGATTGGCATGAAGATGTCAACCTCATCATGCGCTTCTCTATATGTAACTACATTAGCGAACCATTTGTCTGAATATTCGTCATCAAATTCAAGAATTGAGAACCATTCAGTCTTACATTCAGAAACACCGTAATTTATTTGAGATGCGAAGTCAGTCTTACCTTCATTTGATACGATTCTAACTAAACTTTTAACTGTACCAAAATCAAAATCTGATAGAAATTTTTCAACTTCAGAACCCTTTGGTACAACAATAAGTAATTCATCTGGTTTAGTTGTTTGTTTACCAACACTTTCAATTGAATTCTTAAATAAAGTAATGTCTGATTCACCTACTAACTCATGAATAGGTAATATAACTGTAATATTTGTTTTTTTCTTTGCCATAATATTTTTATTATTTAGTTGATTGAGCTTCTAATTCACTCAATTGCCCTAAAGCGTTATTAAATTCTTCTTTTCTATCAGTCACTAATGTAGACCAAACTTTTTCGATACCCTCTCTTTGTTTTTCACTAGTATAAATACCCTTAGTCGATTCCATACCTTCAATAAGGTCGGTTGGTACGTTATCCTCTAACCAAACTTTCATGAAAGTACCAATAAGCTCTGGAATATTAAGAAGTGTGTTAGTCCAAACACCATTGTTTTTAATTTTACCATTACCGTTTTCATCAATTTCTTCCATCCATTCTGGAATCATGTTAGGCATTTTACCAATAACTGGTGTACCACATTCCATAGCTTCAAGTGGGAATGTACCAAACCCAGCTACATCATCAACCCATACCGCTAAACAAGATTTACCTAATTCTTCAGCGAATTGTTCTCTAGGAAGACCTCTAAGTTCTTTGAAAGTAACCCATTTATAAAGTGGGTTTTGTAAATAGAATTGTTTTGCAATTTTAGCTGCTTGACCTTGCTCTCTAGCTACAATACTAATTACTGGAATCTTAGGTTTAACAGATGGTTTGAAGTATTCTGGAATACCTACTGGTGAAATGTGAGTTTTTAAACTAGGAAATAATGACTTAACATATTCAGCTTGTTTCTCTGAAGTTGTGATAACATCATTGAAACCGTAGTCAGTCCATCTTCTACCAAGTGGTAATAATTCTAATGCGTAGGCGTAACTTTGTGATAAAACAACCTTCTTACATGGGAATTGTTTAATTTGGTCCATAACGTTAGAGAAGATTTCTGGAATCACTATAAAATCTTGTGGACCGACATTTAATTGTTGAGACTCAATTGACATATGTGGTAGGTTAGCGTATTCCGCACCCAACCAATCAGATAACCCCATACCTTCAGCGTCACCATGTAACTTATAGTCATTTTTTTCATGTAAAATATAGGCTTTATAACCTAAATCATTTAAAACCTTTACGTGTTCGTAAATAGTGGCAACACTAGCTGTAGGGTTACCTTTTGTGTCAAGTGTAAAGAAATACAACCCAAAATCCTTAGTATCTAATTTTGAGATTATTGCTTCTACTTGTTCTTTTTGTGCAACTGTTTGTTCAGACATTTTATTAATTTTAATTTATTATTATTATCGTTATTATTCAATTTCTTTTATTATACCATACTCCAAAAGAGTATTAAATGCTAATTTAAAAGGTAATGTTGTTTTAGCAAGAGCCCTATCAATACCTAAATCATCATCTAACTCTTCATTATACATTAACACCACCTCAATAAACATCCTAACCATTTCATACTTAGGACCGTCAATTTCTTTACCCTTAAAGTATTCCTTTGTTATTTCTTCAGAACCAACTTTGTTACCTTTTTCATCGTAACTAATTTTAACTTCTTTTTCTTCCATCTTTTGAGATTTCAATGAATCATCAAAAGTTAATAATTTGTCCATCGCTGATAAATCAACAGTATAATATACCCCACCAATTTCTAACATATTATTCTTCTATTTCTTCGTAACTTGTTATTTTAGTATTTAAGATTTTGTCCCTTAAATCCTCATCTTTCATAAACACTAGTAAATCATCTAATTCAAAATCAGCTTTAGCGTGTTCATTGTATGTAGTTTTGATTTTGATTGATATTTTCTCTTCTGGTTTTGTTTCAAGAGCTTTTGGGTTTGCAGTGATTAGAATATCTACATCATCCCACATATCTTCGTGGTTTTGCGTGAAGATGATTTTATCTGCACGACAACCTAACTTAGATAAAAAGAAATACGTGGATGGTATACTTTTAACCGCTTCTCTAGATACAATTATGATTTCGTGCTCTTCATCATCCTTAATATCCATAAGGAACATGTTGAACTGGTTCATAATGTTTTCATGTAACTGGTCTGCATGACCAAAAATTTCCAATGCAGCTTCCAAATAAAGAAACTTATTCATTTCATCAACAGAATCAAACTTAAAGTGTTCGATTAAGTCGAAATTAGTTACTGGATTTTCTTTTAAATCAATAGGTCCGATATACTTCTCATATGTATATGCGAACTGACCTATAAAATCCCTTAATACTTCGTTTAAATCTACCCCTATTTTCATATTATCCATAATAAGGGTAATTTCACTTAAAGTAAACCTTAAATTTTAAAATTTTTCTTGAA